ACAATGTTGCCTGAGCAGATATAACTTTTACCGGCTCCTGATTCACCAGCAAATACAGTGACCTTGCCCAGCGGAACGCCTTTGTTGAAATCGCCGGAAATAAGATAGTTGAGGGCGTAATTGCCAGTGGAGATCCAATCTGTGGGATCGTTGAAACCAATGGATAATCCATCGATAGATTTGGTTATCTCCTTGCGGAATTTTGATACATCAAAAGGTTTGGCCATGATTTATTTCCTTAGATTAAATTATAAAGTTCTTTGAACACAGTTTTGCTATCAACACCGCGCCTTGCATCCAGTTCCTGCAGCCGAAGCAGAGAGCCACTGAGATTTTTCTCAAACGATTGATCTATATAGTACAAAAGATTTCGGTAACTATCTTCTAGTAGATATCCCGGGCGTTGGTTGATCCTGTCCATGAGTATTTGTTTTGTTGATTGTAACACATGATCTGGTAGATGCCTAATGTTTAGGTATAAGGGTGCAAGCAAGGCCCCAGCGATATAGGTATTAGGATGATATCCTTTGGACAACAACCAATCCACGCAATCAAAAAATGATCGATGATTCAACAAAAAATACAGCATGTTGAAACTGATCCGGTGAGGCAAAGCAGTGATCGTCTTTAGGTTGTCTTCAAAATCAGTCCAGGATCCACCGTACCGGATATACTCAAATTGGTCAGCCATTGATTCCACGCTGATCGTCCAATGCACATTTTTAAATCCGCAGATAAGTTCAAACACACGAGTGTCCACTTTACTGAGATTGGTATTGATACGAAGATTCACCCCAGGATTCTCTCGTTTTAGGATTTCTAAGAGTTCGAGATTTTCTTTCATCAACAAAGGTTCACCACCGGCCATGTACACATGTTTGAGTTGATGGGCACGATCAAAAACATAGGTTTTAAATCGTTCGATTTGCTCCGGGGTGGGTGTAGTCTGTCTGATGCCCAGTTCCCCCGCCCATTTACTGCTGAAGTCTGGGCCACAGTACACGCAAGAAAAATTGCAAAGATTGCTCCATCTTACATCCACGGTTTGCAAATCGTAATTGCCCGATTTGTAAACATCAAACGAAGTATTTTTCAATTCGCGTATATAAAAAATACGATCGCTGGCAATGTCAAATTTCTTCTTTCCGTTTTCTAGATCATAGCATGTGTAGCAATTCTGACCGGGTTGGCTGGCCAGCATCCTCGATTGGGTGTCAAGATTAGATGGACCGTGTAATATTTCTTCTATGGGCTGTTCTTTTATGTTACCAATCGTGCCCGCACTACGAATGCAATTTTTCACCGACCCATCAAAATTGTACATGAGACCGGTCCACGGCATGGGGCAGAATGTTCCGTCAGTGAGAGCTGTCTTGGCATCCATTAGATATTAGGCGCTGATAATCGAAATCCCAAAGATATCTCCTCGGGCCAGAGATCGTTGACACGGCATTGTATATAAAAATCACAGACGGCCGACACCCACTGATCAACATCTGCGGCATTGGTACCAGATTGATTGTATGGTTGGGTGGCCACGGCACCAGGCCTGATCAAACAAAGGCGAGGACCTTGATATTTCAATTCATGGTGTGCATCTTCCAGGGCTCTTTTTTGATTTTTGTACTCCATGAGAGCCGTGGACGATAATCCTTCTATGGTCGGTAATTTATTTTGTGTTGTCATCATGGTTGAGATATTCCAGATCATCTTGGAGTGGTTATCTTTCCATACTTCTACAACTTTATATAACAATTCGGTTTGAGCATATCCCGACTGGGCATTGTTGATCCACATATCACATTCTGTGATTTGTGCAACAATTTTAGGAGTATTGCGGATATTGTTGCCATCTCTTTTAGATAACCCAACAATTTCATGTCCTCGCTTGGCCAAATATCCAGCAAAGGATCGACCAATGCCGGCGGTATGCCCTGTGATAGCTATTTTCATGTCACTGGATCGAAGTCGAGACCTCTCAACTGTTTTTGTTGCCGTATGTATGCTTGTTGGGCATCTACATCTGGATTGTCCACGGCAAGTTCCCAGGGAGTTTTGAGATATGCCCAACTGTGATCGATGCCATGTTGCCTGGCAAAAGATTGTATATTTGAGAGATCATGAACATTGAGAACGCTGACTGTGGTCCACAGATTTAATTTTACGGGCATGGATCGATAGACCATGAGATTATCATAAAACTGTTGCCAAGATATGGGCCAACGCACAAATTCATGTACTGATCCAATGCCGTCACAACTCACTGTGACTGTGACTTCGATCCCGCGCTGAGCGATATCTGCTAACTCGGTCAGTACCCGGCTACCATTGGTATTGAGTCTTAGGGTCTGCAGGTTAGGGGGCAAATCATCGAGTATTTTTTTATAGTTTTTGCTATAACTAGGTTCACCACCGTTGATATCCAAATGCACTATGCGATGTCTTGGCAAGTCTTGGAATCTTTGGAAATTATCTATTATGGGAAAGATCCTGCCTTGTAAACTGCCGATCCTGGTGCTGAGATTTTCGTTGCAGGTCTGACAGGCAGCATTGCAGAGATTGTCTAAAACTCCACCAACCTGCAGATAGTCAGGTTGATCAGTCTCCTCATCTAGTTTTTCTGCATATGCTCTAATGCTATCGGGTTCTGTCTCTTGACACCTAGCGCATTCCTTTGGCCAGCGATCTTCCAGCATGGTCTGTTTGATCTGTGCCAGCCATGCACTATTCTCCATCTGGTCCAGACTAGCGAATTGTGGAGCATCGACCATATGCCCGCATCGGCTTACAGAACCGTTGGGGTTGAAACGGACAAAGTGATCTAATCTAACACAGTACATGTCGTATAGATTCCATGCGATCTACGATATTCGATAATGGATTTGATGGATGTTCCTTATATAACTGCATTATTTCTCGCCAGGTCAGTGACTGACCACATCTTCCTAAAAGTATTTGATCCATTAAAAACCAAAATTCCAATTTATCATTCTTAAACAAAAGATCCTTGGCATCATCCGATGATAACGGTGCGATGCCAGCATGAAATTTTATATCCGTGATTTGATACAAATCAGCCAAAGATCTTAATCTTATCTGGCAATCAGGATCAATGAATCTGGCCAAATTTACCAACCAATGCAACTGTGGCAAATAGTGTCTATTCAAAAAAAGATACTTAGTGGCCAAGGACAAACAAGTTTCACGATCTAGCCCAGGGTGATCTCTTGACAAGTGTTGTATAAAAGTATTAACACCACTGAGATATCTCTCTTGAGGATCTCTCAGATAAACATCTATGAAGTCAAGATTTCTGATATCAAGATTCCGGATTATCTTCCAGCCCCGAGATTCGGCATCTACCCTCAATGAAGTACTGCCGTTTTTCTGGATAAGATAAATGCGGCGATCGTGAGATGGTATTTCTACCACCTCACAATCATCTGGAAACAGCTCTGCATCCAGATCAGTCAGCATCAGCCCTTGGCTTGGCGTGCCCGGATCATGGCCAGGATATCTTGCGCATTCTGACCTCCGGCTGCAGGTTTGGCCACCGGTGCAGTGGCTGCCGCCGGCTCGTCTTCATCAAATGAACTGGCAGGTGCTGCTTTAGGGGTGACCGGGGCCGGTGCGGCTTCCTCATCTACAACGGGCGCCGAAGAAGATGCTGCAGATGGAGCCGCTACGCCGGCCGGTCTAAAGTATTGACCCCAACGATCGGGATCATATGGTTTGCCATCCACAGAGGCTTCGAACATCTCTTTCATTACTCGGAGTTCAACTTCTGTGGGCTTTTTAGGCAGGAACTCGGCCAAGGTGAACAAGCCATGTGCTTGGAGGGCCGCTTGTTCTGCTTCGGTCAAGGCTGTTTCCTTGCGTGACCATTTGGATGTGCTGTAATCAGCATAACCACCTTTGGAGGTCTTGGTGATTCGGAAGTCCAGTCCACGCATCAAGTCTGTGGGCAATTCTTCCAGTTCAGGATCCATCAAGGCCGATTTGATCAAAGTAAAGATCTGGGGACCAATGATGAATCGTCGGATGGGATTTTCTGGTGTCTTGTCTTCGGAGAGAGGATTCTCGCGCACGAAACCTTGCATGATATAACTGCGCTTCTTCCAGTATTTGCGACCCATGTCTTCCAAGGCTTTGTCCTTGAACCATGTGCGCACTTCTGCCAGGATTGGGCAGGCCTCACCCCACATCTCCACACAGGGCACTTGTACCTGTACCTGTTTTGAGTCCATTTCACCTTTGATGCCAGCGAATGGTAGTTTGATCATGGCCCGTTCGACCCAAAAGAATGTGTTCTTTGCGTCGCCATCAGGAAGGAAACGCAGGGTTGCGCTGTGTCCTTCATCCATGTTCCAGTGGGGGTAAATCGCGTTGTCGCCGCCTGATGATTGACCGCCTTTGTTCGACTCTGCGGCTTGTAGTCGAGCGCGGATTTCTGCTAAAGATGCCATAGTATGATTGTCCTTTCGTTGCCTATGTTTTACTTCTGCCTAGTGTACTGCGTTGCCTAATGCGTACACTGATTGTAGTGTACACGATATTATTTAGCAAAGTCAACGAGACTCCGCGATTTTTGTTAGCCTTTTGCTAGTTCAACCAAACGATTGAAATCTTGCCGATCCTGGCTCTCTGAGCTCATGTTGCTTGGGCGTGTCATCATAACACCGTCGGTGTCCAGATCTTCGCGTGTGGGCTGTGATTCAATGGTCTGGACGATTTCATCCACGCGATCTTCGGGCATGCCCCCGGTGCCACGGATGCGAGGCTGGCCAAAAGCATAGTAGAAACTGAATATGCCGCCGGTGATGGGATCACGGTAGTACAGGGTATCGCTGTACTCTTCCCGAGGTGGACGCAGATCCTCCACGCCTGGCAGGAGATCACTGTTGATCGATTTGAGTTCGTGTATGCTACCTTCCGTGGGAGGTTGCTGGATGTCGACCAATTCAAACTCGCCAGGAGCACTGTCCAAGGGTTGATCCATGGCACCTCCGATGGGCGTGCCAAAACTGTTTTCGTTGGTGGCCTGTGCGGGTTCAGCCGGTGTGGTCAGTTCTATGCCCATTTCCTCCAGGCGTTGCTGGACTATGGGACGGGCGTCGGCGTCAGGATCTCGGGCAGCCAAGTCGGCCAGGCGATCGAACAGCACATCATCGCCCACGAGGTCATACAATTGCTCTGTGGCGTTGGTGGCATCGGCTCCCACTGGCATGGGCTCGGTCATGAGCTCTTCTAAACGGGCCAGTTGTTCTGGTGTCTCGGGCAGGCTCCAGGTACCTTCGGTAATGGTATCTGCCCAGGATTCAAATTCTTGCACTTCTTTCATGGACTTGTCTTTCATGAAACGCGATAATATGGGCAGTGCCTCTTCGATCCTGCTGTCCAAGGTCTGCTCCAGGAACATCTCTCGGATCTCGCCCACGGTGTTTTCGCTGTCGCGGATCTCATCAGGACGCCAAGCATCACGAGATTCGCGATACCCAC